AGCCCTTGATGCGGCGCGGGAGGCCGAGAGCAGTGCGGACCATGTCCTCACTGGCAACGTAGTTCTTGCCGTTGCTGCAGGAAATGAGGCTGAACGGCTTCGCGCGACGGGCGCGCTTGTAGCCAGAGATCCGGTAGGAGTCGTTGCCGATGCGGATGGTGGCATCCACGTGCGAAGTCTGGAGACCCAGCCACGTGAGGTTACCGAGGAGGAACTCGCGCTCGTGGTTGATCGTGTTGCCGTTCTGGTCGATCGTGGCCAGGTCGATCGTGATCGAGGCGGACCGCTCAGCGTACTTGGCACGACCAGCAGTGAGCTTGATGCCGTACCGGCACTCGATGTCGCGGATGGCCATCTGCAGCTCGTTGCGGATGTTCTGGATGGAGGGCTTGTCGAACTTGGTGATCTTCATCATGGCACAATCCTACCAATTCCTCAGTAAATGTACAGCCCTAAGAATTACCTAAGTTGTTGATTATCAACAAGACCTAAGCAATTCGCAATCAACTACTTACACTGCGGTACGCGTATTCGATAGCCCGTTCGGCCTCAACCCTCAGTGGGCGGTTCTGGTAGATTCTGGACGACTCTGCGTCAAGCTGTCTGACTAGCTCGGCAACTTCACCGGGAGAGATCGGATACTTTCTGCGAACGGCGTTGCACGCGATGCTCGTCATGATTTTGTAGATCATCAGGTAACGGCCAGAGCCATCCGTATTGGCGATCGTACGATACTCGTTGACCAACTTCCGGTTGACGAACGGGCAATCACGATACGACGACCAGACCACATCACGATTCGTCATCTTGTCCTTCTCAAGCTCTAGGATGGCCTTCTGGATGCTGTCCGGCAGTTTGTCCATGAAGGACTTTCCCTGACGCTCGACATACGGGTACAGCGGCATCAACGAGTACGGATCCAGGTACTTCCCAGTGTTCGTGAAGATGAAGTTGTGGGCATTCGGATACTGAGCAGGAACGTAGTACATGCGGCTCAGATCCTTCGTCTGCTCATCGGCCATTCCTCCGAAGTGCTTGTTGAGGGCGTACCAGAAATGGCGGATCTCCTTGTTTCCGACCGGACACGTGAGTGGAAACAGGACTCGGAACTTGGGCTTCTCTACTGTGGACGAGGCAGTCGAGTAACAGATGAAGTAGTACTGGCGATACGGCTCAAGCATATCATCCAGAGGCTTATCTGCCCGGTCGACGTCAAGTGCAGCCCATCCGGCCCACTGCAAGACGTTTGCATTTGCACGCGTGGTACCTTCAGCATAGATCGCTGGAGAGATGAGGGCGGAGGCTTTCTTCCCACGCTCTCCCCTCTTGGGTTTACGGCCTGGTTGCTTCGACAGTTGGTACAGCAATCTTTCGAAGCTGGCCCAGTTGTCGAAGTCCATTCTCTTCTCGGTCTTGTTATCGAAGATCGAGTTGAAGATGGTCAGGCTGTATGGCATCAGTTACTCAGTTTAGCAAGCAGTCCGACATTATCGGCATGCGACGGAGCAGTCCATCCAGCAGGCTTCACCAGGTCTGGAAGCCCCAGGGGATTAGGGCGGCTCGCCTTGATGCCGACCTGCTTTGCCATGTTCGAGGCATGGACACGGTCCCAGGCCAGATGCGAATCGATGCCGAGCGCATCCATCGTGCCGATGGCTACTACGCACAGATCAACCAGCGCATCGGTGACGTCCTCGAGTTGCTCGGAGTTCTTCATCTCGTCCAGCTCTTCCTGAAGAAACCGAATGCGAAACTCAAGAAATGCCTTGAGGGTGTTTGCGTCCATTCCGCGGACGACGCCGTTCACACCGAACTTGGTGTGCATCTCGGCGATATCGTGTGGCCAATCCTTAGACATTGTCAGGTCCTTTCTGCTCTTCCTCAGACTCCGAGGGACCAAAGTCAAACTCCATCTGCGAGCTGACGTAAGGATCACGAGTCATAGTCTCCGGCTCATTGTAGCCCATGCCAGCAAACATTTCAGAAGGATCAGAAAGAGGACCATCGTCGTTTTCTACGAATTCAAATTGCCCGTTGTCCACGTAGAATCCACATGCCTTGACAAAGCACTGGAACTCGGTGAGCAACGTATCAACCGTGACCTCGTCTTCTTTAATCTCGTACGTAATCTGAACTGATGGAGTCGTGTGGTCGAATTGACCACCACTGTAGGTTTGACCTGCGCGGGTATGCGTGAATGTGTATGCCATTTTGATATCTTACGTTAGTTGTGGTTGGTTGTAAATCACAAAAAGAATTCTTCGAGATTTGAGACGGGCTCGCTCTTCCACCCGATCGCATCGAAGATGATCTCGAGCGGGTCTAAATACGTCTTCTCGAACTGCGTAGCATAGTCTATGTACGGATGAAGCGCAAACTCTTCGGGAAGAATATCGGAGAATGAGATGACGTTCTCCTGAATCGGATTCGGAGTCTTGAGATAGATGAACTTGATCTTCTCGCCGTTCTTGAGCATCTGGTACTTGTTCTCGAGGCCACGATCCTTGAGGATGCGGTTGAAGAGCAAGCAGCCACGGATATGGATCGGCGTACCGGAGGCGTAGATCGAACCCACTCGACCGTATCCAGAGATGTCAGACGCAGACCGGGGAAACGCCACATCCTCGGGAGGAAGATTGCAGAAGTGAGACTTGAACTTTGCAACCTCGGCCTGCGCATCGGCTTCCGTCTTGGTCATGATCACCTCGAACATCTTCTTCAGGGCATCACGGCAGACCGCAGGAGTGGAAGACTTTACAGCTTCGATTCCCATCACCTTGATCTTCGGCTTGGCGTATTGGATACCCTCGTTGTTGTGGACGTTGAGGATGTAACGCTTCTTTGCCGTCCAAATACCACGGTCGGCAATCGCCTCTCGCTTCATCCCCATACGGTTGTCGGGGCAACCCATCTTCTTCGCCAGGTCATCGTACGCCTTCTTGAAGATCGGCTCCATCCCCTTGCCGCAGAATTCATCGAGGAACTTGACCGGGTTCTTCGGGTTGAAGAACTTGACCAAGGAATCCATGGAGACATACACAGAGTCGGTGTCGATGGCCACTACATAGTCCTTCGGCTCAGTGTTTCCGAGAACACCATTCAAATAGTTGTTCACTGCCTTCTCGGCCCAACGAATTGCCAACTGACCGGACAGGGTCACGGCCTCTGCGACTCGGAGATCGAAGTACCTGAAGTGCTTGTTACCGAGCGCACCGTATAGTGAGTTCAGTAGAATCTTGACCGCCATCTGCTGATTCTCTAGACGAGTGATGTTCCTCTCGCAGTCTTCAGTGGAAGTGACATCACCCTTCGGGATGGACTGCAGACGCTTCTTTTCCGACAGCATCTCCTTCTTGAGGCGAACGCGACGGTCATAGATCTCACTGATGATTCGAGGAATGACGCCACGCTTCTCAGGACTGAAGTGCGTACCGTTGGCAGCCATGATGGCATTCGAGATACCAGCAGAGTACGGCCTATCCTCCAGGATCACATCGGGATTCATCCCCTCGGTCAGAGCCGGAAGAATGGTCTCGGGCGACATGTTGTACTGGATGATCAGATTCGGATAAAGCGAGTTGAGGTCGAACGAGCAGATCCAGTTATGCATCCCGACCTTCGGGTCCTTGACGTAACCACCCGCAAACGTAGTCTTGAACTGCTCTCTGGACTGCGGGATCGTAATGGACTTGCGAGCCAGATCACGGAAGATGATGGAGTCCCAGATCGCAGTAGTGCCAAGAGTGTCCGAGTAGTTCACCCCGCCCATGTACGCCAGAGTCATGACAAGCGTGATCAGGCCAAGCTTGTCTTCAAGACGGTCAACGATATCGACGTCCTTGATGTTGTAATCTACGAACTTCTGGAAGTTATTCTCGTAGAGGGATGCGAGAGATCCGTACTCGGCGTACGACAGCTTGGCATCACCAAGGACCACATGGGCGATATGGCCGAGCTTGTACGATTCCTGCTGGCCAAACGTGTTCACCGTGAACTTCTGGAACAGGTCCAGGTAATCGAGCTGCGAGATGCCGAGGATGTCGAACATCTTCACCTTGCGACCCTTGATCGACGCCTCGCGAGGTTCGACAGAATCCCACGGGGACAAGCGCTTGGCCATATCCGGCCCGAAGACGCGTTCAAGGCGATTCACGATGTACGGGATGTCGAACAGACGTGTGTTCCATCCGGTCAGAATGTCAGGAGAGTTGTGCGGAGATGCAAACCAAGATACGAAATTGGTCAGCATGTCCTTCTCGGTGCGGAACTGCCGGTAGTCTACCTTGCCCTTGTACAGCGACTTCTCCTCATCGAACTCCTTGGTACCCCAGATGTGGAAGATGCCGTCGATGTTGTTCTTGATGGTGATCGTGCTGATGGCGTGCAGCGCATCCTCGGGCTTCGGGAAGCCATCATTCGAAATGACCTCGATGTCGAGCGAGGCAACGTTGATGATGCTACGGTCGAAGTGGATCTCATCAGCAAAACGCTCCTGCAGAAATTGGCACACATATCGAGTGTTGCCGTAGATCTTGAAGGAGTCGATGGACTCGTAACGCTCAACGAACTGCTTTGCCTCAGACATCGAGTCGAACTTCTGCGGTTCGACCGGAGTCCCGTCAAGTGCAGTCCATGTGGTCTTCTTGAGTTTGGACGGAAGAAACAGAGTCGGCTTGAACCGAATCTTCTCCTGAACCCGCTTGCCGTCCTTGTAGCCCCGATAGAGGATGTTCGAACCGAACCGACTGACGTTGGTGTAGAAATTCACGCTCACAAATCCTAGCACAAAAAAGGCCGGCCGTACACATAAAAGTATCGGCCGGCCGAGTCAATTACTCAGTATTTAGCTCTTGAGAAAGCCCTTCTTAGTCTTTACTTCGGTAGGGCCGTTGATCTCGATCTTTTTCGGACGCTCGTCCTCTGGAACGATACGCTGCAGGTTGATGGCGAGAATGCCATCACCCAGGTTCGCACCAGTAACTTGGACGTGCTCACCGAGCGTGAACGTGCGGGTGAACTCACGGGAAGAAATCCCCTTGTGAGCGTACTCGCGAGTGTCCTCTTTCTTGCCGGTGACAGTCAAGATAGAGTCCTTGAGCTCGATGCCCAAGTCTTCCTGCTTGAAGCCTGCAACAGCTAGCTCGATGATATACCGATCATCGTCGACTTTCACCACGTTGTGGGGTGGGTAGTTGTTCTGAGTTCCGAGCTGGGCTCGCGATAGCTCATCGAACAAACGGTCAAATCCCACGAAGTTAGAACGCGGGAACGTGAACGAGGTAGTGTACTGTGTCATCTTATGATCCTCCAATTAAGCGAGGTTATGTTACTGTCCCGGTAACCCCAATCGGGCATCACCGGTTGCTAGCGGGATTGCCAGCAAATCTTATTTATCGGACTTGGTGTTGCCGATCGAGTATTTCGGCAGCAGTTCCCAATTAGCCTTCTCCTTGTGGGAGATGATCTTGATCTGGCGTAGTGGAGCCTTGTCCCGTGACTGCTCAGGGTTTACGATAGAAACCAGACCCCAATCAGATAGCAGAGTTGCAATAGTGTTTCTCCGTTGCAGATCGTTGACTGTGAGGTTGGATGGCTTCCCATCCAGTAGAAAAAGCTCTTTGAAGTGTACAATGAAGTATCTCCCCTGTTTGTGAAGGATA